GAAGGCTGTGCCTGATAGCCCAAATTCCTTTGTTGGACGTTATACGACCAACCCTGAAGAGGGAGGCATGTATTTTAAGAGTTTAACTACTTTTTTGCAGTGGTTCAAAGGATTTTCACTGGAGCATTCAAAACAGCAAATTACATGGCTCAAGATGCAGTCTATGTATAACAATGAGGAACTCTGTGAAGAATGTAAAGCTCCAAAGAGGTTGTGTTGCATTCCATGTCCATTAGCCACACAAGTGCAAAACCAGACTTTTAGAACTTCAAATGGCGAGCATCTTGTAGAGTTGAAGAATATCATTGGACAAGCCCATGATTTGGATCTCACTAGTTATAGTGATAAGTTTGTTGCTTCACTTACTCAAGACCTATTCAAACACAATCGTGAGATAAGGGTGCTCAATAGAGTAAGTTTTGAAAAAATCCCTTTAAATGCAATCAAGATTTTTCCAAAGGAGCTTTTGGGTAGTATTTCAGAAAGAGAATGGGATGGCATTTGTTTGTATTTGAAAAATGACATGGATAATGTGGATTATGATACATTAAGATTGGGCAAACGTGTTGCTAACATTCTCTTTTGTCCTCATGCACAGCATCATGAACCACATCTATTGAATTATTCACTTTCACAGAAAGTGTTAACACACCTGTCTCCATGGCGTGAATATCTCAATAGTATGTCACTATTTCAGCTTGGAGAATCAATTCATCCAAGTTCAGTCTCATTCAATGTGACGAAACCAGAATTCTCTAAGCATTTTGTTTGCCAAGATTTTTATCAAGATTGTGTTAAAAGATATACTAAATTTGAAATCCCATTACTAAGAAGGTTTAATTTCACGAAAGAGTTTATCGAAAGAGATTTTTCTATTTATTTGGAACATAATTCTAATAATGAGATGGAAGAATTCTCTTCAGACATGCACGACATTCTTGAAGTCAATTTACCTCATGAAGGAAAAAGTTTTAAAGACAAGCTATTTCGTTTTCTTGTTCAGATGTATCTCAATTATTCGGTTATAAGAATGTTGAGTAGCTGGTTTCTTAAAAAGAAATATATAAACTTCTGTGTTCAAAACTTCTTTCGAGACCAGATAAAGGTTAGAGAAAACCAAACTACTTTGGTGTTGGGAGGTCTCAAAAACCGTTTTAAGAAACTCTATGAAGAGCACAACAAATTTATGACGATTCTGTTCGGTCTTGTCTCTTTAGGATTCGTCATGGTACTTCTGAAACCTCTTTACCACAATTATTTTCCTGAAAAGGAAGTAAGAAAAGAGGAGGTCATGGAAGAATGTGAAGAACCAGAACCAGATGAAGATTTTGGTGAGGAGATAGTCCAAGGGAACCTAAATATAGGTTCTATTCCTGAACCATTTAACGAGCCTAAGGAAAATGTGTGGTCCTTTAGAGCCAGAGAGATAACTACAGCTGATTTTAGTCAAGGGTTCCTACCTGGTGACCAGGGTTTGTCAACCATCAGCAATAACATTTGTAGGATTGATGCTTTTGGCAGCGAAATTTCGACAGATCAGAATGGTGCGATGGTTAAGCGTACTTTTAAAAAAGAAGGGATTGCTATTCGTCTTGGCAGTGAGTGTGTAGTTACAAATCTACACTCATTAGTTCAAGGAGAAGTCCACGACCTGAGATTTACTTTTACTTCTAGAAAGAAGACCAACGTAGTAACATATGACACTAAGTTGTGTGACAATGACATCCAAAAGATTTCTATTAAAGATATGGCTGTCCTTAAAACACGCTCTTGTTGTACACCTTTCAAGAAGCCTTTTAGTCAGCTTGTCTCCTCTGCAC